CTTGGTCAACAGCTTTCAAAGCGTCAGTCAATAACCTTGCCTTACGACCAAGGTCAAACATCTTCGCTTCACGTTCGTAAACCCAGTCAGGCAGGTCTTCTTGAGAAGCAAGATTCTGCATAGTATCGAAATACTCATACGAGATACTTGCAAACTCAGACCATGTTTTAGTACAACGACCAAGCAATGATAAGCCAGTCGTTTCTGGGTCAACACCAAGCTCAATTCTTGTACCATCAACGATACGTTGAACATGTGCTTGGTATGTTTCCTGTTGTTGTTCAACAGTCAACTTCTCGCCGTTCGGCAAACTAACTTCCTTGAAGGTCATTGCTGTACCGAACTTTTTATCAAAGACGTCCATGATTGCATTAACCACTTCAGGGTTGAAAGTAGGTTGACCATTGTCAGTCAATCTAAACTTACGATGCCACCAATCGGCGATTACTATGCTAGCTTTCGCAGAACGTTGTTCTGCACCTTCAGGGTCTCTGTTAGTGTCTTCAGTATCGTCATCCAAACTAGACTTTACTTCTGGCAAGAGTTCCTTAGTCTCTTGCTCACTAGGGTCAAATATGTCATTCATATTTTTTCTCCTTATATATAAAGTGATTTAAAAACACATTTACTTACGCAAATGCACCTATTCAGCTGGCTCATATATTTGAACCAGCTTGAATTCTTTTTAACTGCTCGGGCTTGTACTTCCTATATGGATTGACTACTTTGCCATACAGCTCTGGCTCATATACCAAAAACTGATTATCTATGACACGTACAATAACACCATATATAGCTTGCCCACGGACTTGTACACTGTCTCCAATGTACAAGCCTGAGCGTTTCTGGACAGTTTTACTCCAATGCACTAAAGCTTTTTCTTCTTCAGTAATCATTGTTCAATAAGTAAGCTCTTTTTTCAGCTTCCTTGTAAGTCAGTCCTTCTACGTCCATAACTGCGTAGATTTCAGCTTGGTGTTCTCTACACCATCTATCGAATTTGGAAGGGTTAACCAAGCGTGTGGTATCTTCCATTGGGTCGTACATATCAACCCATTGCATTACATTTTCAGGTATTGCCATGATTCGCTCCTATATATTTATTACTTAATCGATGAGTTTCATCAGGTAAGAGCTCCGACAGGGGCTCTTCATTAATGTACAGTTCGTCCACATCCTGTATTTCCACAAGATATATACCGGCTTGGCGTAAACAAGCGGGAAATTGATATCTCCAGATACTATGGTCTTGTTTATGAGTAAACTCCACACCATCTTCAATATACTTTACGAACTTGTGTCGCATACTGGCATTGTTCGGACTCATAAAACTCAAGATAATAAAGTTAGTCATGAGTGCTACATTCCAGTTATTGTCGGTACGAGGGGGTTTCTTACCGACAAACTTAGAACCTGATTGCCATGGACGACTGTACACTCTTCTATCGAACTCTCCCGATTTCCAAGTCTGGTACGCGTGCTCAACGCTCACGTACCATTTACTTTTGAACATGAATGGTCGGTAACAAAGGTTACTCAACCACTCATGTTCACGGGAGGAATACCAAATATTAATCGTTCTCATCATACCACTCCACATTATTGACAGTTTCATGCCATTTCTTACGAGCAGTCCTAAACTGCCACATGCTCATCTCAAACACTTCAACGTAAACGCTAAGTGCACCTAATACAAAGCCAATAACAGCTCCTAATAACAAACCAAATAACATACTCATAATTACACTCCATACCATTCGTTACGTAATTCTTTAATTGATTCATCGCAGTTTTGACAGGATGGACACAGATGAGCTGTAGACTCTTCAGGTCCACCTTCTTTACCAACGTAAAACCAAGTTTCAGTCAGATCATCTAACTCTCCGCAGGCCTCACACTCTGCGTACATGGTTTTATCAACCTCTTCAATTGGTACAATCTTGCCAAGTGTTCTCAAAGAAACACCAAGCATGTGATTCCAACCAACAAACGCTCCTAACCCAAAAGCTAGGACCACCGATACAACATATATAAATATTTCCATAGATTCCTCCATATATTTTTATTAATTACACAAAACTTCATCAGGAAACTCGGCCGAAGGCCGAATTGTCACCTTACCGGTACACCCCGGTACACCGTAACCCACTGATTTTATTGAGCTTTCACCAAAGGGTGTACCAGCACACTTCCCATGCCGGTACACCGGAAAGCCTTGCGTTAGCTGGGATACGTGGCAGGTGTACCATTTGTACCGGTTATTTAACGAATCGAACAACGATTCTATAACTACGGTCCACGGTCCATTTCCAAAGCTAACGCAATCCTGCTGGTACACCCGGTACACTTTGTGCTTTCTCGGACGAAAGCCAGCAGGTTCGGGGGTTGCAGGTGTACCGCACACGGTGTTTGTACGTGGTACAAAGGTGGTACACCCGGTACACCTTGGTCCGTCGTCCGCAGTCCTAGGACGCACACCAACGGTCCTTAAACGCTCCATCACTAACGTGATGATAGTAGTGATTGAGGCTGATGATAGTAATTGTGCACACATTGATCTCTCCAGTTGCCGTTTTTAAAAAATAAAAAAAAGGAGAGCCCCGAAGGACTCTCCAGTTTGGGTTACTCAGGCTTCTTGCCTTCAGCTTCTTCAATGGCTTTATCCCATTTCTTTCCGAGATGGATTACCGCCTTCTTGAAACCGACTTTGCTTTTAGCTCCGAGCTTTATGACACCGTTCCCGAGGTCGGAAGCCAGCTGTTTGCCAGCTCCCTTATAGGTTTCCCACCTACTCATCAGATGCACCTTCAGAGTTTACAGCCCTACGACCACGCTGAGGTGTAGTAGACTTCTTGTTAACCAATGGATTACCATCTTTATCAGCAAGTCTAATATAGAAACTTCGAGTCGTGCCGAGTTCAGCATTAAAACAACGAATCGACAGTGCGTCGTTAGCTTTAGTACTACCTAGTGAGACGAAGTCCGTACCTTTGATAATGGATACTTCTTCATTCTGCATATTCTTGTAAGTTATGCGACATTGGAATCTCTCCATTTTATCGAGTGGTACGTATGCGTCGGGGTTAGCCTTCAGCATGTTGTCCAAGGTTTCTTTCATTCCTTCAACAACTAGTGCCAAAGGTGCCAGTGATAATTTAATATCATTACTCATAATATACTCCCGTATAATTTAGTTATTCAGCTAGCCAATCCAGCTGATTCATAAGTTCCATCAGGGAAATTCGCCAAGGGCGGATTTACCAACAAGGTTCCAATAGGTAAAAAATCAGAAACAAGGTTCCAAATGCAAAACAGGGACGGGGTGGGCAAGGTCATGATAGTAAGGGTCCCTGCATGAGCAATATAGAAAAAAATTTTACCAAAAAAATTTTCTAGCAATTTTTTGTGTTACAGTGAGCAAGCATGAGTACGAGGAAATGTACTTCTTGCAAAAAGGAGTTACCTTTAGAAGAATTTGTGGCTAAAAATAACCGCGGTACAGTTCATTCTAAAAAGTGTAAACCTTGCACTTATGCAGTAAGACAAAAGAACGCTAGCGCAACACCACAAAATTATTTGACCCGTTTGTTTGGTCAACTTAAACATGCGAGAACTAAAAAAGAAAAATCAAAAGTTAAGTGGGAGATTGAATTGGAACATGTTTTGGAACTGTGGGATCAACAAAAAGGTAAGTGTGCATTGACTGGTTTGTTTATGACGTATCATAAAGATGGTAGTGGTAGGAGAGATTTGAATGCTTCTATTGACCGAATAGACCCAGATGTTGATTATTTAGCACATAATATACAACTAGTTTGTGCCCGAGCTAACGCTATGAAACATATATTAAAAGAAGATGAGCTTTATTGGTGGGCTAAAAATATAGTAGAATCCAAAGAAAATGACTGATAAAGACCAAAATTTTGAACAAGAAAGGGCCGAGCTTCAGTCTCATTATCCCTATGTCGACGTCAAGCTTAATGAATTAAGTGTTCAAGAGGAGCGCTTAATCCTTTTTCATCTCCGTGGCATGTCGAAAGCTGCAGCGGGACGCGCAGCTGGATATAGGGATAATGAGCATGTTTACAAAGTATTTAAGAAACCAGCAGTACAAAAAATGGTTGCTAAGATGCGCGAAGAGTTCAAAGAAGAGATTAAGTTTGATAAACAAACAGCGACAAGCATGTACTTGGAAGCGCACCGTAAGTCTGCAACAGCGACAGAAGAGAAAGTTATCACCGATTCATTGTGCAAGCTCCACGGTCTATTTGCTCCAGAGCATGCTACACAAATCAACATTAATCTGGATAGAACTGTAGAACAACTAGAGAAACTACCAGATTCTGAATTACTTAAGATAGCGGGAACTGATAACCAATATCTTATGCCTAAAAAGGATGGAGAAAAGAAAGATTAAATACATTCACGTTAACCAACATAAGATAAGGGCTAACTTAAAACATGGTACGAATGAGCCAGTTATAACTGTGAAAGAAGGTCAGAAGAATACCTATTGTCACGAAGTAACTATAAAAGGCGATTCTACTGTTCGTTATGGTGGTACAGATAAACCTATTCTACCTTGTGGAGCTAGAGTAGTTATTGAAACTGAAGCAGAACTAGAGATTGATGGAAATAAACAAGATTGAATGTGTAACGTGTAAAGCGTTGCATCCAGATACACTGTACCCCAGTGATGATCAGATTTGTGTGTACTGCAAAGCCGACGAAGCAGAACGTATTGAAGAACCCACAACTGAAGAAGTTGTACAAGAGCCGACACCAGAAGAAACTGCACAACTAAAAGCCCAGAAAGAACTTGCGTTGCGTGCATTATCACGTAAGCACTTGTTGCCGTTCGTGGAACGTTTCAATCCAGACTATGTAGCAGGTTGGGTACACAAGGACATATGTCTACGGCTGGAAAAGTTTAGTCAAGATGTAAATGACAGAAAGTCACCTAGACTAATGCTGTTTATGCCACCACGACATGGTAAATCTACTTTGGCTTCTGTTGCGTTTCCAGCTTGGCATTTGGGTAAGAACCCTGAACATGAGTTTATTAGTTGTTCGTACTCTGGATCGTTGGCCATGAACTTTAGTCGTAAGGTTCGTCATCAACTGAGAGAACCTAATTTTAAAAATGTCTTTTCTGGTGTATCGCTCGACCCT